GAAAGCAATAGAAAAGATTATGACGAATTACCAGAAGAATATAAAATACGAAATACAAGTATGGCAAAATTTAATTTAGGATTATTAAAAAATATTGGATTTAAAATAGCAAGTGATAAAAAAAACATTGATGATTATTTTGTTTTATCAGATGTAGATTTATTGCCATCTGTTCAAATATTACCTGATTATTTAAGATACCCCAAAAATCCAATTCATTTAGGAAATTTTGGAACAAGATATAATACAAAACGTAAAAATAATCCAAACTTTTTAGGCGGTGTGGTGTCATTTAATCGTGATGATTATATGAAATGTAATGGATATCCAAATAACTTTTGGGGATGGGGTGGTGAAGACAATGCTTTGAATGCGAGATTAAAAAAGAATAAGATACAAGTTGAAAAACCAAATTATCCTGTCATTGATTTAGAGGATAATACTATACGAGAAAAATTAGAAAATTTAAAAGAACAGGGAATTAAAGAATCTTATAAAAATGAAAAGTTAGAACTGGATAAAAAGGAATGGAAAAATAATGGAATACAAAATATAGATAAATTATACAAAATAAAAGAACAAGATATCGAAAACAATATTACACATGTTAAAGTAGAATTAAAAATACTAGATGATACTCCAGATACACCACCAGAATCTACAGATGAAGAATCAAGTCCAGACACTACTGATGAAGAATCAAGTGAATTAGATACATCGCCAGAATCTACAGATGAAGAAGATACTGATGAAAGCAGTGAAGAAGATAAATCTTATATTAGAGAAAGGGTTCCACCTGATGGATGGTGTAGTTTTCATGCAGTAGATCAATTATTAAATCACGTTGGAGTGAAGGGTTTTGAAACTATTCCTGGTAATAATGAAGTACCTATTACAATTAAAGATTTAGGAAAACCAAATAATTCATATGTAGCAGAAAAAATACAAAAATGGATTGCAGATTTTAAAAATGATTCAACACTATGGAAAAAAACATTTGAAGATGGAAATCATTCAACTCCTGATACAGCGTGTGAATATATTAAACAAAAAACAAAAGATCGATATATATGTTTACGAAATATATTTAGTATGGCAAAAACAGAATTACCTAAAAAATTAAAATCTAAAATGTCATATTCACTTGATGAAATGAATCATATTGTAAATTCAATTCCAGTAATAAGAGTATTAGATGTAGATACAAATAGTATTATAAGTAAATATGAAATGATAGTATTTATAAACACAGGTAATCATTGGGAAATTATTTATTCACCAAAAATACCTAAAACACCAGACAAAACACCAGACAAAAAACCAGACAAAACACCAGACAAAACACGTGACATAGAACTCGGTTCAGAAGTAAAGTGGACAGATTCTAAAGGTAATAAAATGACTGGAACTGTTGAAAAAATTACAGCAAAATCATATAAAATATGTTGCAAATCGGGTAAATCTAAAGATGAATCTGGTGCATTATATATGGTTCCAAAAGATAAAGTAGAATTAAAATAATATAATATAATATATGAATTCTATAATTCTTGGATTTTTAGTATTAAATGTCCTTTTCTGGTCGTTCTTTCCTCATAATGCACACTGCAATTTAATTGCTAGTTTAAATAAAACATTTAAAACAAGTGTTAAGTGTCAATCACATTCAATTCATTTATTGATTGGATTTGTGAGTTATTTGATAGCATTATATTATAGTCAATCTGATTATATACATCAAAAATTATTTAATTAAATCATAGTTTTTTAATAAAGTTAATCTAAATTGAAATGTATTGTGAATATCTGAGTTATATACAGCCCAATCAACATCATTATTTGTATATTTAACCCATAATTTTATTTTTAATTTGTGTAATGTAATTGGAAAAAAATAATTTGTTTCTCTAAATTCATATGATTCATTTTGATTCAATAAACCAGAACCATTTGTCATACATACACGACCAATTACTTGTCGACCGTCTTTATTATCAATACACGCTTTATATGGTATATTCTCTAAACATATATCAACAAAATGTTCATCATCACTATTAGTTTGTCCAATACAAGCTCTTATTAATTTTATACCAATTACTGCTTTATATTCACCATGGCCTCCAGTTTTTCCATTTTCACTAAATAATTCATAAATATACTCATTTTTATCAGATTGACCTGTACTATCAACAAATATATCAACTTCCTCTAGATCTGGTGTAAATAATCTGTTTCTATTTTTTTCATAATCTGTTTTCTTCAAATGATTAAGAAAATTCTCTGATTCATAAACAACTTCTTCTCTTTCACTGTGTCCATCACTTGAATCTTCATAATCACTATCACTATCACTTGAATCAATTACAATATTATCCATATTTATTAATACTATTAATATTTATTTATATATAAAAATTTGATGTTAAGATTATAATAATAGAAAATATTTATGAGTCAGTTAATAATTGTTGAATCTCCAGCAAAAGCAAAAAAAATACAATCTTTCTTAAAAGACCGAAATGTTACAGTTCGTTCAAGTTTTGGGCATATTAACAATTTAGATACAACAAAGTTGAATGATATGATCAAAAACGATTTTACACCAATATATAAAACAACTAATCCTAAAGCAATAAAAATATTGAAATCAGTGAAAGCAAGTGATGTCATACTAGCAGCGGATGATGATCGTGAAGGTGACGCAATAGCATGGCATTGTGGCAATTTATTCAATCTTGATTATTCACAAAATAATAGAATTAAATTTAATGAAATATCTAAAAGAGCAATAACTCGAGCACTTGATAATCCAGAACGATTAGATTTGAACTCTGTAAAAGCACAACAATGTCGTCAATTTATAGACTTAATGATTGGATTTAAGATTTCACCATTATTGTGGAGACATGTGAAAACAGATAAACGTGGATTATCAGCTGGTCGTGTACAAAGTTGTTTATTAAATATATTACAAGAACATGAAAATACCATCAAAAATTATAAACCAACTTATACATATGACTTGAAAAGTGAAGTGAAATCAGATAATTTTATATTTGAATCCGATTTCAATTTTATTGATAAATCAATTGATGACGAGAAGATACTCCAGATTATGAACAATATTAAACAAATGCGTGAATGTCAAATATCTAAAAGAGAAACTGGTGAAGAACGTGATTATTCACCTCCACCATTTATTACATCTTCATTACAACAAAGTGCTCAGCAACAATTAGGGTTTAATGTTAAAATGACAATGAAAACAGCACAAAAACTATATGAAAATGGTAAGATAACATATCATAGAACAGATTCCACGTTTATGTCATATGGATTCAAGAAAGGATTAAAGGAAAAAATAACGAAAGATTATGGTGAATCATATTACTTAGATAGAAAATGTAAAAAAGTCAAGGGTTCACAAGATGCTCATGAATGTATTCGTGTTGTATATTTAGATAAACCTTTGGAAGAAAGATTTACAGAAACAGATCGAAAATTATATAAACTAATACTTGATAGAACCATTATTTCTCATATGCAACCAGCAATATTTGATGTTTTAACTTTATATTTTACAAATGAATTGCTAAAAGAGTTTGGATATTATACTGCAAAAATAAAATCACTTAAGTTTGATGGATATTATCGATATACAAAACGAAAAATTGATAAAATTGACTTGAAAATATATGAAAATATAGATAGAATTAGATTGAGAGATACATTATGTAAATACTTAGAATCTAATCCACCACAATATTTCAATGAATCAACAACAGTTAAAAAACTTGAATCAAGTGGAATTGGTCGTCCATCAACTTATGCGAGTTTGATTGAAACATTATATAATAGAGAATACACAGAAACACGTGATATTGAAGGTGAATCTAAATCTATTCCTAAAATAGAATTAAAAGGCAACGATATTGAAAAATCAACACAAATTGTTAAAATATCTAAACAAAAAAAGCGAATTGTTGTCACTGATTTAGGTCGTTTAGTTTTAAAATATTTATCAAGTCAGTTTGAAAATCTATTAAATATTGAATTTACGGCAAATGTTGAAAGAGATTTAGATAGAATTTCACATGGAGAAATTGAGTGGGTATCTGTTGTTCGTAAATTGTATGATTCTATTAGTAGTATTATAGAACGAGAAATGAAAACAAAAATGATTAAAAAAAGTGAAAGTAGTTTAGGCAAAATCAATAGTGTTGATATTGTGATTAAAAATGGTAAATATGGAAAATACTTTAACTTTGGAGAAAAAAACTATTCCGTTACAAATTACTTGAAATTCAAGAAAAAATCAGCAGATCAATTAACAATTCGAGATTGTGCAGAAATCGTTCGATATCCACGTAAAATAGGTAGTTTGAAAAAGAACCCTGTAACAGTTAATATGGGTCCCTATGGATATTACTTAAAATATGATGGACGAAATATTAGAATTGATCAAAATCCAGATAAATGGACACGAGATTATATATTGAATAAATTATCATAAATATGAAAAAGTATCATAATATTGAAAATAGTTTGTAGATTGTGAACAATTGTCTTTTAACCATTTATCCATTGCATCAGGATCAGTCCATGCAGGAGGTATTTTTGATTTATCATCCCATGGTATACAAACTTGATTTCCATTATTTGATAGATCTCCTTCAAATGGTATCCATTTGTAATCGTGGATAGTTGTGCTTGCTGATATACAACCTAGTGTTGAATTACAACCTTTTACATTAAGTGGGTCATTAAAACGGGCACAATTATTATCATTTCCATCAATACTATAACAAACTTCTATATCATGTCCATCTTTTTCACATTCAGTTTTATCAAATAATGAACCATCTGGTCTAGTCGGACAATTAATACTATGAGGTGTCATACGTAACATATTAGGTATTTGTGGAGCTTGATCTTGAACTTGAATACAAATACCATCTTTTCCTTTATATTTATCACAGTTATCGAATAATCCAGTTCTTGACGCACTGCACCAAAAATCTTTATCTATACATTGTTTTCCTTCAACCGAGTCAAAAGTACAAAGTGGATTACACGGAGCTGGTGTTGGTGTTGGTGTTGGCGTTGGTGTTGGTGTTGGTGTTGGTGTTGGTGTTGGTGTTGGTGTCGGTGTT